CCAGGCCAAGTTGGTTTATACCCAGACGCCTCTATACCAGTTACAACCGTAGATGGAATATCAGTGTTTTCATCTCCAGAAGAATCAAACCTACCATTCAAAGCTCTCTTCAACCAAAATGAATTAAAATATTTTATTTGTAATCTAGCTGCCATAATATTTAGTTTTTAACAGAAACGTTAAAGTCTTTTTCTATAAAATCACCATTACCATTAGCATCTGATATTTTTAAAGTAAAATTAGCTTCTGCTTCAAAAAAACCAATGTTTAATAGATTTAATGTTACACTTCCATTTGATGAAGTAGTTAGTGAAAAGTTTGGAGAATAATTTACAAAAAACCCTGGAGGATTTTCTATATTGGTTCTAAAATCACAACTATATACTAATTGTTTAAAATTTTCACTATTAGCTATAGACCCATTAAAAAAGTCATTTGCTTCAACTATAACAACAGAACCTGAACCTCCACCCCATCTTCCAGCTATTTCAAAAGCATCACCTGCTGGAAACGTTGGAGGATTAATACTTCCTCCATTATATCTTACATCTGGCCAATTAACTTGAGCTACCGGTGGTTCGTTACTTAATTGCCCTTTAAATCCAAACGTGTTAGTTTGTCCATTAGCAGTGCCTTCTAAAGTAAAATCATATCTTTCTCTAGTATTTGCATCTGATAAAAATACAAATTCTTTTTTACTTTTTATCTGCCAAAGAGTGTCGCTAGAACCATTAGGGTTTTGTTTTAATTCAAAATCAAATTTTCTTTCATTCCCATTACCATCTAGAACACTTAGAATTGTCATGGTATTTCCAGTATCATTACAGGGATTACCATCTGATTGAAGCATCTCAAATATATCAGTTACAAATGTGCCTATAGGATCACTCTCTTTTAGATCAAAGTTTAGTTCAGATAAAGAAAATGGACCATTGTTTCCAGTTTCATTGTCAATTAGAGTATTTAAAGCTTCATATTGATTAGTTCCAGACGTATATCCATCATTTTCTATCAAACCAGCCGTAGATGTCTCCCAGAATAATTCTAATAAAGATTCTACTGGATTTGTTTCGTACACACCTAAGGTAGTGTCACCTAATCTATTTTCACCTGTATTAACATAATAATAATTACCTGCATTCTGTGACTGCTTAGGATTTACTCCTGTTTTAAATTGAGTTGATATACTCGCTATAAATGGATTCTCATTAGATTTATACAGTGGATCCTTGAATATAATATCTTCCGCACTGCCTCCACTAGCGTCAATTCCACCTGTAAACGGGTACCAAGGGTCAGCAAAAGGCGGAACTCCAAGAACGTTATTTTGCTCTGGATAGGCATTACCTTTAGTAGTCGTCCATTTCCCAAGTTGTTTAAATGGTTTTATAAAGTCTATAGTATCTGAAGTGTTATTAACACTTGATTGAGTATTATATGGTAATCCACTAACTAACGCGCCGCTAGCGTCAACAATTTCGCTATCCCAACTATTTGGATTTACTCTATTAAACAACTCGACGCTGCTACCAAAATCTATATCAGTTGCCCCTACGTCATTTAGATTTCTAGGTATTTTATTTATGTTATCACCAAATAAAGATATTAAAGAAGTTTTTGTGCTATTTATATACATTGGTTGATTAGTAGCTGTTTCACCTGCAATTACATCATAATCATCTCTACCTCCGTTTAGACCAAGTGGTGTAGTAGTCCAAGTTATTTCACCAGCTAATATACCAGGTAAGTAAACATTATAGTACTCTTGCTCTTGCTGTTTAACAACTATTTTGTAGCTATACCAACCAAGAGGATTTGTTTCACTATATAAACCAGGATATCCTTCTGGTCCGCTATTGCTTATTGGATTGTTAAATTGTATTTCTAAAACATTACCAGGCCAATCAATAACGTCGTCAGTTCCAAAGTTAGTGTAACCAGAGTATATAGTTGAGACTTTATCTGAATTAACTGTAACATTTTGTTTAGATAATATAACATTAGATGATCTACCGTATCTGTCAACTAAAACTACACCAACAGTGTAACTCCTGTTTTGTTTTAAAGTATGTGTTGGATATTCTCTTCTTACTTGACTAAAGACATCAGTGGGATCACTCGGTGTGGGTCCAACGTTTAATATGTTTTTTCTGTTGATTTTTAGTTGATAATCTAGAAAATCCGGAGAAGTATGCTTATCCACAAAGTTACCATACAAGACTCTATTAGAAGTAACCTCTTGACACTTAGCTCTTATAGGAACTTTATCATGTACTCTAGTTAAATCGTTTTCTGGAAGTGTTTTATATGGTTTTATAGAGTTATATTCATAAATATAATCTTGAGTGTTTGTTAAGTCACTTGTTGGAATGTCCTCTATAACTTTCACGGCTTGTTCATTAGAAGCTTTAGATACTATTTGTATTTCTTTTACTTTTAGTATATCTTCTATGTTAGTACCGACGTAAGGAAGTCTTATGTTGAATTTAACTTTATCAACTAGGTTTTCCATAAAACTAACTATACCACTCTTACCAGCTTTCTCTTCATCGTCATCTACGAAATAACCAAATTGTTTAGGTATAAATACTTCCTGAGTGAACGGGGCAAATAATGAATATTCGTTATCGTCATACTTAAATCTATAACTAAATCTAGTAAATTTATCTTTTAATACATTCTCGTCGCCTATGTAATTAGTGTCATAAAAAGGGTTTGGTCTTTGTACTTTAACGGTCCACCCAACCTCTACGTCTACAGTGAAAGCTGGAGTTATGTTGAATTGATTTGCTCCAACTACAGCTATTATTTCATGATCATACTCATTACCACTGTTATCCTCTATAATAACTTTATCTCCAACGTTTATCATCGAATCATTAGTTCCAAGGCTAAAGGATCTTTTTAATTCTACACCTATATCACCCACTACCTTACCAACGCTTATAGTATCTATTAAATGTATTGGTAAATGTTCTTGAGTGACAGATTGCATTGTACTTTCCCATATGTTACTAGCTACTTCCTCGATTAATGATATAGGAAGCACAGGCGCGAACTTAGCTACGGATATATGATCTTCGTTGTAATAGTAAGGATCACCAGATGAAAAAGGTTGATTATAAGCTCTATTAATATTTATTTTTCTTGGTTGATTTCTATCGTCAGTCCAGAATAATAAATCCTCAAGTAAGTTTATGTTTAATATTTTATGTGTTTTGGAAAAGTTTAAGAAGTTACCACCAACGAGAACCGAGGTGGTATTACCGTTTATATCTAACATGTATATATAACACCCAGCGCCTTTGTAAACAAAGTCTGTATTTATAGAACCAGGAGAAACCTCTTCATAATGATCTGGGTTTGCGAAGTTAGAAAGTCTGTTAGCTGAGGTATCAGTGTAATTTGTTAGCATTATGAATATCCTATTATTCTTGACATCCATAAACTGACCTATTATCTCTAAACCATATAAAGATTGTTCTATTTGAGTCTCAGTTGGCTTAGTGACTATAGTAGAGTCACTGTTCGCGTAATTCAATTCCGCTTGAACTACATCTGTTTTTATATCTGATACTTGTATATTACTAAGAACATTCTCTAATGAACCAACATCATCTCCTTCAGATTTACTTACATTAACATTTTCAGCATCTCTATATTCTCCATTAGGTAATATCCTAGCGTCTAAGTCTTTATTCATCTTAGACTTAAGAAAGGTATTTTTAACTTCTGGCATTAGTGTTTGATTATTTTAGATTTATTCCTGAATACTTGAGCTATTTCTTCTATCTTAATATTAGATAATCTAATTTTAGCATTTCTAAGAGCTGCTCTTCTATCCTTCTTAAATCTGTTTATCACATATTCAGGTATATTTGATCTTACGGATAAGATAGCATGTGCAATATGCATGTATATAGCTTCTTCAGCGAATTTAGGTATTTTCATATCTTCATCTGTAGCTAAACCATCAGATATATATTCTAGTATGATTAACTTACCATTAAGGTCACTACTAAAAGACATCTTACCTAATCTCTCATTAATAGTGAATTTGCCGTTTATTTGAGCTTCTTCCGGTTCCAACCCGTATCTTTGACCAAAAACAAACTCTGCTTCAGGATATCTGTAATCATCAAAACCGTCATAAGCTGTATTGTTTTGTTCAGCCCATCTTTGTTCTGTTACAGAATTAGGATCTTCCACGTTACTTCCAACTGAATCTTGAGTTGGTATACCAGCTGCATCTTGTATTGGTAACTCTGTAGGATTAGAAGTAACTCTAGTTGGGTATACAATGTGTTTAGCTCCTACATCATCAACCCAAGAGCACTTAACATAATTAACATAGTCCTGAGGTATAACCACTGATAAACTAGGTGGCACTGTTAATTCTTGAGATTTTATACTCTTTAAAGTATCGTAACTAAATTCTTGTAATCCACGCTTTGCGTGAAACATTACATCTGTTCTTTTTATATCTGGTATTATCTTATCTTTACCTACGTATGCTACAATAAAGTTATTAATAACATCATGTAGAGATATGTATTCGTAACTTCCATAGTTGTTGTTTATTGCTGGTTGAGTGAGAGTTATTATTAATTTTTCTTGAACAGACGGAGCGCCATAAAGACCATTTAAATTAACTATATTACCCGGTAATAAGGTGTAATCAGTAGCTTCGACTAATGGAGTTGTAACGTTTGTAATAATATTTAATACACTCGCTTCAAAGTTTGCGTTAGTTGTCGATGTGTCTACTGTGAGATCAGTATTAAATGTGCAAGTAAATTTATCAACAATAGCGTCACCTTGAAACGTTTGTTGACCATTGTAATATTGTGCGTTATTTTCTGTTAATAGTCCCATATTTTATGAATTTTCCTGTGCTGTTTCTTGTTGATCCATTTGACCAGCGGTTTGAACTATACTTGGATCGCGTATTACTACACCACTGTACATTAGTATTTTTATAATTAACTCTGTTTGCTCTGTTTCGTGTAGTTCAAAGTCGGTTGAACCCCAATAAGTAGGGTTAGGAATACTAGGGTCAGGATAAGGTGGAATTCCAGTTGGGTCATACTCAGTGTCATCGTAAATATATCCACCAGTGCCGCCATCAACTTTGTAACCCCATCTAGGATCTTTTGGTTTCCTTAAATAACTTACTTTTATTTCTGTATCTAAAATATTGTCATTCGGCTTAACATATATTCTGTTATTCCTGTATAAATAAATAGGATATTTCTCTGAGGGTTTTGTTAACGGAGACATGTCAACATATAGGAAATCGTTTTGTTGTGATTTCTGGACTTCTATTTGATTTCCTTTAGCATCTGTATAGATAACAGTACCTAATTTGTAAAGATCTGTTGGTTGTTCAAAATAATCTTCACCTACGGGTTTAACTAACCCGTCACTTAATTTCTTAAATATGGCAATTTTTTCATCCACATTCTTATATCTATCACTATACTCAGATTCGTTATCTGGTAAGCGATATTGTCTATTTTCATATTGAAAATAATTCTCAAATATTTCTAATTGAACTTGAGTAGCTAATTTATTGAACTCGGCTGGTGTTATGTAACCTCTTTGTTCTTTATTTAGTATTAGCAATACAGTTTTATATACGTCATCTACGCTAATTGCCATAATAATAGTTTTAAAAAAAAAGGCGGCGTAATTGCCGCCTTATATATAGTCACATATTATTTGAGCTTTTTCTGTATAGACTTGAAAACTTCTACGCCTTCATCTGTTTTGAAGAAAGCCGCCATCGCAGAAAATGGGTTTTCGTCAAATGGTATAGTCATTAACTTCTTACCATTACTTGCCCAATTAAATGTTCTTTGATCAGGTGATAAACTTATTATATTCGCTTCAGTTGCTTTAATAGCAACATTCCTTAATTCTACATTCTCATCGTTAGCTAAATCAATAAATAACTCTGGATTACTTCTAGCAAATAATATTAAATCTCTTTTTAGTTCTTTTGAACTTAATCCACTAACGCTCGTTCCTTGTTCAACTCTTAGTATTGCCTCAGCTTGATCAACATCCATTTCAAAAGCAGCATTTAATGCTTGCATTTCCATTTCTAAATAATCTAACTGATCTGTAGCAACGACAATCTCATCTCTTTCAGAGTAAAGTTTGTTTTTATTTGGGTGAAAAAGAGATAGCATCTTTTGTAAGACAATGTTTTCTTTAGGTACTCTAAGTACGCCATCTTGAAAAACTATCCTACCAATCGTAACTGGCCCAACTTGCTCATCCGCAAAACAACTCTTTTGATTAGTTGCGTATCTAAGTTCTCTATTATAACCTTTTTCTTCATCAAAATAAAGTAAAGGTTTTCTATTTGAATGTCTACTAGAAATAGTAAACGTTAATGGTGATTTACCATGTGATAAATGGTAAAATCTATCTTTGTACTCCCAAGTATCTTTTTTTACTTTAGGAGATTTTGTTTTTGTTTCTTCCATGATATAATATAATATAATTAAAAAAAATAAGACCCCACCGAAGTGGGATCTTAATTATTTATTTTAGCTATAAACAATACCGCTTACTGCTAATGAAGGGTTTAGTTCAATAACTTTACCTTCAGATTGTTCAGCTTGCTTTACTACAGCGTTTAAAAGCTCTTCAACAATACCAGCTCCAGAACCACCGTCTGTAGCGTGAGTTATAGTTAATAAGTCATTTCCAGCGCCAACGATAGCAGAATAATCTATAGTAGTAGTAGTTGCACTAGCTCTTTCAATATCTAAAATGTTGTCACAATTGATAAGTTTATAAGCTGTACCTACTTTTAGTTTTATATAAGGTATATTCATTTTCTTATTTTTAAAGATTTATAAAAGCAGGGTAGCGAACCACCCTGCTAAATTAGTTGTTATACAGTTGACTTCATTAACACGAAGTTATTAGCCCCTTGTACACATAGACATCTTTCAGATAAGAAATGGATTTGCATCGCATCTAATCCTGAAGTGTAAGCTCCACCAACGGAACCAACAACCCATGATTTCATTCTTCTGTCATCAGCTTCAGAAGCTCTATATCTTACATGTAAGAAAGGACGTCTGATGTTTTGACCTAACATTTGATCATAAACTGTAGATGTTCCAGCAGGAACCATAACACCATCAATGTCACCAATTAAACCTCTAGTAGCGTGATCATTTAGGTATTTCCAATCAGTCTTGTAAAAGTCGTAAGAACCTCTTCTAAACCCAGAAAACCCAAAGTTTAATGCCATTTCAGCTTCATTGTTGAAAAGACCGTAAGATGCTGATTGAGTAGAAGAATAACCTCCACCTGCCATAGCAGCAATCATGTCATCAAAATCAAGAGCTGTTGACCTAGATAAGAACAACATGTTTTCTTCAATTGCACCTTGTGTATCTAATTGCTTAAGGATAGTATCGAAATCACCCATTGCGCCTGAACCAGGAGCAGCAGCGCCAGAAAAATCGTTATAAACATTTCCTCTAGATTCGATAGCAGCAAAAAGACCTTCAGTTCCCTTTGGTGCAGTTCCAGATGCACCTACTTTTTCACTCTCAATCATTGACATCTCAAGATAATCTTCAAATCTCAATCTTGTTTCAGATTCAGCTTTTAAATACCACAGATATCCAGAAGTACCATCTTCAGTGGCAACTTCAACCCAACCAATTTGAGCGGTATCAGATCCATTAACTTCATAGAAATCTTTAAGGATTATTGGTGAATTGCTGAATTGAGTGAAATCAGGTGAAATTGCTTTTACATTAGCTCCTCCAGTTTGAAGAGTCTCCATTCCTTCAGTACCTTTACCAAACTCAGAACCATATACAAATACCTTAACAGCATCTGTTGCTGATAAACCAGTGCCAGTAACTAGATCAGCAACTTGATATGTATCAACTTCTATGCTACAAGTGTCTGTAGGAGGACCGCCCGTAGCAGCATCTACGTCAACAACATAAGCTTTAACGGTGTTTATTCCATCAGACACTACAATAGTAGCCCCAATTCTTATGACACACTCCTTGTTGTCTTCTAAAGCAATAGCTATATCTGTTCCGTTAGTAACGGTACAATCAGCATAAGAAATATGCAATCTATTTTGCTCAGACCAAATAACTTGATCAGAACTCATCGGCATTTCAGCGCCGACCATTCTTAAAAATGCAGATACGGTTCTATTACCATATCTCTCAACTTCAGCTTCGTAAAGCTCTGGCAAATATTGTTGAGCAAAGGAGTCGCTATCTCCTGTACCAGACCCACCGTTAAAAGACAAGTAGTTGCTTTCTAAAGCAGCCTTTTTTTGGTGAGGTATTAAACTTGGGGGAAAGGCATTGCCTAATCCCGTTTGAAAACTTCCCATAATTTATAATTTTTGTAATTTATTTTTTCTTAACTCGTAGTTTAGAACTGTCAACACCTGTTATTGCTTTCACTCTTAAACCATTTAAATAAACATCACCAGTGGACGTAGTCCTTGGTTCATTGCTTATATTTTTAGATTTAGCAACTATATCTTTAGTAGCATCGGATTTACCTTGCTCGTAAAAATGTTTAGCTATAGTGTCCGCATTACGTGCGGTGTAGAGAGCTTTATGATAACCTTGATGGTCATTAACACTACCGTCTTCGTTCAAGAACTTCTTTACAAAATTGGTTATGTCACTTTGAACATCCGCAACCTCATTTGGATTTTGTACTCCGTATCTAAATTTCTTTTCTCCTAGATTAAAATCAAAACCTTTGAATTCATTTGAGAAAAAATGTTTAGTTCGAGCTTTAAAATCACTATGTTGCTGATTTGCTCTTTCTTGTTCTTCGTTGTATCTATTGAAAAAGTCCATAGCTTTTTGTTGATCTTGGGTAACACCTGGTCTCAACTTGATCTCATCGTAATATTTACCCTTTAAATCGTCCAAAAATCCTTTGGCTTTAGCAATCTCTTCTTTATACGCAAGTTTCTTTTTACGTATAGTTTTCTCATCATCATAATCTTCATCAAATAGGAAATTGTCTTCCATGATGAAACCTATTTCTTCATTATCAAGATGAGGTTTAGTATTTTTATAATATTCTTTTAACAAAGCTTCATCACTCACATTGGAGTAATCAGCGTTTAATCGAATATAGTCCTCAATTGTTCCACCAGTTTCGTTCATGAAGTTAACTAACTTTTCAACATTCTCTGGTAAATTTAATTGTGGATCTTCTTTAATTTCTTTGTTTATGTTTCCAGTGGCAGTGGATTCACTCACTTCTTCCCCTGTAATCTCTTGTATTACACTTATTTCTTCTTTTTTACCCTCTTCGGCAACTTTTTCTTCATTGAGGTGTGTTTCTCCCACTTTTTCGCCATCTGCGTGAAGTTCTTGTACATCCACCTTCTCTGTTGTTGGCTCTTGAGTGGCATCTTCTTTTATTTCTACTTTTTCCACTTCATCTTTCTTTTTAGAAAGATCTACTTTTATTGTTTCAGGTGCTTTTTTATTAGCTAGTTTTTTAGGTTTCTTTTTAACTTTTAAACCCTCTACATCTTCTTTTATTGACATAATATAATATTATAAAATTATTGGTTATCTTGGTTCAAACTGACCTAAGTCAATCCCACCCATTACATCATTACCCGCAGATTCAAAATTCTTAGGTAATGAATTATTTTGTCTTTGATCTATCAACTCACTTTGTTGACTTGCTTGCATTTTAGTTCTTTCGTCTTTCCTATCTTCCTTACTGCTTTCTGCACTCATTTTAGCATTAGCTTCCACTTGTGCTAATTGCATATTGAACTGGAACTCCAACTCCATTAGTTGTTTCTTAATTTCAGCTTCTTGTTGTAGTTTTTGAATCTCAAATTGAGATTTACCTTGCTCAACTTGTAAGGTTGTTTCAGCTATTGCTTGCTGTTTTTGAACTTCATTCATCGCTGCTCTCTCCGCTTGTTCAGCGTTGGCTTGTGCTTGCGCTTGTATGTTAGCTTGTTGAGCAGCTTGATCTTGTTCTAATTTCCTTGATCTTCTTTGCTTTAATAGTTGATTAGCTAATTTTAGATTCTTAACTTCTCTTATGTCTAAAGCGTCTTCTAAATATATAGACTGTTGTTGTAATGCTATTTGTATACTTTGTTCTAACGTAGCTTTTTCTTCTTCATCTGGCTCTAACTCTAAGAATATACCAAAATCATGTAAATTTAAACCCATTAACTCGTCTAATGTCCCAACGTTATACCTTGATATACTAGATTGTATTGAATCTCTTAATAGTGGAAACTGTAAACAATCAGCTATTCTTAAGGCTATGTTCTCACAAGTTCTTAGTGTTAAGTACAAACTAGACTTTAATATATGTCTTGTAGCAGTATTTGAATTAGCCGCCGCAAGTTTCTGTAGACCAACCAAGGCATCTTGATCAGGCATACTACCATCTCTAGCTTCATTAAGTCCAGTCACATCTCGCATCATTTGTAAATAGTACTGATACGTTTGTATTAAAGCTTGTATCTTAGCCCCACTAGCAGAGGTCTGCAATTCTTGTATTGGCACTTTACCTCTATTCAGGGCACCGTCTTGAGGCATTGATCTACCAACTATACTACCAGTTTGGAAGTACATGTTTAACGCTTCAGCTGGATTATAATTAGTACCATTACCAAGATCAACTTCAGCTAAACCATCAGCGTCTAAGAAAACACCATCAGGCACCATTCTAGATAACACTTGCTGTAGCTTTAAATGAGTTATTTGTATCATATCAGCAAAACTCATCATTCTACCAACTAAAGATTCTATTCTACCTTTATACATTCGAGGTGCACATATATTGTAGTTCATATTAACTTTAGTAGAATTAGCAAATGGTCTTGTCATGTTCTCTGACATCTTCCACTCTAACATGTCGTCGTGCCCTAATATTTTAGCTCCTGTATATAAAACTTCTATTGATCTACTTACCTTCTTAAAAGAGTCAGCTTCCGGTGGATTGAACGTGTCTTGTTTTTCTAATGCTTTTTCTAAACCGTATGGAGTTTCTTTTATTTTCCATGTTTGGTTAGTGTATGTTTTATATTCAAAATATAATACCTGAACGGTATCGTTACTGTCTCTACCATTCCAATTCCTTGTGTAATTAGAGTTGCCGGGGTATTTTTGTATTTTCTCTATTTGCTCAGGCGTTAGATGAGGAAATCTTTTAACTAATTCTGGTACTGTTGTAGGTTTTACTTCTCCTACGTAATACAGATCTTCAAAGTTTGGATCCTCAGTATATGACCAAACTATGCTAGCTGGATCCACGTATTCAGCCGTTATTCCATTAGCTCTATTAAAAGAGGTTTTGCTTGCTCCAATACCTAATACGGTTAAATCGTAATTAATTCTTCTTTTAGTTAACTCGTATTTGTTCCTATCTAATGTATCGTTTATAACTTCTTCTTCAGCTATTTCTATAGCTTGCTTGTAATTAAGCTGCATGTGGACAGATAGTTCTTCTTCTGTCCTTATGTCTAAATCTCTCCCTTGAGCACTCATTAAATCTATACCCGTATTCTGAGCTATCATCTCTATAAGTTCTCTCTGCTTTAGATCTCTATATAAACCGTCAGCGTATTGAGTTCTTTTGAATATTGATTCTGGATCTTGGGCATAAGCTTTGATATCATATACTTTATCAGACATACCATTAACCACTATATCTACAAACTTAGGTATAATAGGTACAGGTTTCCAATCTAAATTTAAATAAGATAAATCTCCATTTATAGATAATTCATCTTTGTATTTTTGTATTGATTGCTCTCCTCTAGCGTATAATCTTCTTTGATGGAAATCGTTGTAGTAAGTGGAAAATCTCCCACCGGTTCTACCGTAAGATCCATTGCCACTACCACCGAACCATTCGTATTCTATGGCTCTCCCAACTTGTTTACCGTACTCTAAACTCTGTTTCTCTACATCTGGTACCACCTGATCTGGAAAAGAGCTATTGATATTAGTATAAATCATTTATTCTATTATTTTTGAAACAAAACCTTTATTGTCGTATCTTTTTATACCTAAATTAATTTTCTTTACTGTTCTATCAGCAACTGGCTTGTATAGATTCCTATTGCATGCCATAACAGCTAAACCTGAACTTATAGTAGCATCAAACTTTGTTCTACTATTTATATCAAATCTAGCCCAATCTTCTAATGTTTCTTGGAAATACATATCTCCATATTGATCATTAAAAAAACCAACGTAATTTTCTATATAAGACTCTACAGCAGCAGCGTGAGCTTGCTTAATATCTTCACTCGAATTAGGTATACCACCAATTTCTTTCTCTGTAACTGATAACTTATTCCAAGTTTTATCTGGACGATTCATCGAAAACCCTCTATAACCTCTACGCTTTAAGTAATAAAGCAATCTTGGTTTGTTGTTCTCGATCAATATTGGCATTCCGTAGAAAACTATCGCCATTAGCATATCTTCAAAAAACACTTCAGCTGTTGGAGGTCTTTGCACATATTCCAAAAAAAAGTGATTTGGTGGCGCGTCTTCCATACTAAACTTAGTCAATCCATGAAGTGCTCCTTTGGATCCTTTCCCATCAACAGTTCCCGAAATATCATAACTATCACAACCAAAAGCCCCAATATGCTCATTACCAGGATATTTAAACCCATCCTTTAGTATCACTCGATTTTGTAGATTTTTAGGTGGAACCCACGATATTTTAAATCTACCTTTCTTTACAGGGTGAAAAACAACCCTTGTATCTTTAATCCCATTCTCCCATTGGAAGTTACCTTCTGTTATATTAGCAGCGTTGTTTATATCTTCGTTGTAATCTATCTGCTCATATATTTTAACAAGGTTAAATAGACTCTCCTTTGTTTCATCTCTGAAGGCGTGTTGCTCTGTTCTAGGAAATTGCCTGTATAATTCGTTTAATGCGTCTTGATCATTCTTTAAACCATCAACTTCATTTTGCCAATGTTCTATAACACCTACTTCTATAAGTTCCCCATCAATGCCAAGTACGGGTTTTTCTGGTGTATCGAATACAGGTATTCCAAAAGAATCAATGAATCCTTCGTAGGACCACTCCATAGGTATGAATAAAGAATATAGTCCCGAGCCTGTTTGGCCATTGCGATTTCTATTGGTGACATCTGATCCATAAAATATATCTTTAAAGTTTTGCCCTCCTTTGTCAAGTGCATTTGAAGTACTACCCATCATACACTTACCAACAATCTTACTACCTAATCTTAAACAAGTTTTTGTAACTTTCCAGTTATTCTTAATATTATCAGGTCTCTCCCACTTACCGCTTTCATCGTGAGCTAATAGTTTTAATTTTTCACCATCATAACTATTGTCTCCAGTATTCTTCCAATCTATTGTTGTGTCGAGTCCATCAAGTTCTTCCACCTGCTCCCCAGTATCGAGCTTTCTTCTGGTGAGTTTAGAAGCTGGGACTCTATAAGCCAATTCGGTTTTAGGGCGATCCATACCATCCTGGATCGGTTTGAAGAAGAATGGATAATTAACTGAGATCGGTACGACTTTGTCTGTAAACATTTTTTTAGCATCAGCCCCTGTTTTAGATAGTACGCCGAATCTAGAGTCGCGTGACATAGTTGCATTGTTAACAACTTCTGCTGCCGCCATGAAAGAGAATCCTGAACGTCGATTTTTGAGGTAACACATTCCGTAACACCTTCTATCTGCTTTACAGGCCTCCCAAAAGTAGAAGAATAATTTATTTGATTCTCTATAGTCGGGTGCTCCAACATCAATTTTTGACCACTGTAAGTACATGTAATGAGTGCCAGTGATATAATTAGGAGTACCATTGTTATAGTACCAATAACCTTGCTCTCTATAATTAAATTCTTCATTTATATAATCAAACCATTTTTCTTTAAAGTCTCTAGGATATTGATCCCAGTCATGTGTACTCTTTATTCTTGAGAGTTCTTTTGGGTATTCTTGCCTTTCCCAGAATTGTTCCTCTTTTTTTTCGCTGCGTTTATGCGGTTCATGCTCTGCTGGTAAAGCGATGCGGAGATTCTGTATTTCAATGATCTTTCCAATCTTTCCAGTTTTACTTATGACAATGAAATCGTAATCTTCATTATATCCATACTCCCACTTCTTAAACCTATTGTTCTTTTTTAAGATCTTAGGGTTTACAACATCCTTAACTTCTTTCCAAAGTGTCTGCTCGTAACTCATTTAGATCTTTTTTCAGGCGATATAGAGAACGACTTCTTAGGTTTATCTTCTTTAGGTTTATCTTCTAATAACCTTTCCTCTTCTTCAATTCTCGCTAATATTTCAAAAGCGTCAAATATTGCTAATTTCTTTGTTGCTGCAGCGTTCTTTAATCTGTCAGCTGATATATCATCATCACTATCTACAATTGGTTCTTTAGCAACTTTAATTAATTCATCAACTGCTTCTTGCCCAGCTTGGATTATATTCTTCTTCGTTTTCTTTGTGTCCATGGTTTATTACAATATCATTAGATTTCATACAATATAAACGCTCATCACCAACTATAAACTCAAATTCACTCATTGGTCTAAACGTCACAACACTACCTTTTGTTATTCCCTGATCTTCTAAGAAACTATTAGGGTATTTCATAATCCCAATTAGGGGTTTTTCTACTCCTGTTCTTAGATCGTTTCTATTTAACAATGGTTTAACAAAACAATAGTTTAAATTGGGTTTGTATTGGTTATTTTCTTTATACAAGTATATTTGATCTATATTACAAAAGTATTTATCGTCTTCAAAATACTGAGAGCTGTTTTTTTCAATCCCCCTCACGTCATACCATCTTCTAAAGATATTATGATGCACGATCACTTCATCCCCTTCTTTTATATCAGTATTAAATGCAATCGGTACACTTAACACTTTAGCTCTTTTACTTATGAATTTATGATCTTCTATACTTGTATTTACAATCAATTTCTTATCACCAACCTCAACTTCATTTTCATATCTTTCGTTGAGTGGTGTTATTATAAAATTATAAATAGATTTCATTAGTATTCTAAATCGTACTCTACAGCGATCGCCATATTAGAGTTAAATTTCTTCCAAGGTATTACCTCGTCTTCTTTCTGTATATATATTAAATATTCCCCATCTCCTTCAGCACCTATAATATCACAAATAGTGTGACCACCATAAACTTGCTGACCAATGGAGTAATGCATCGCGTCGTTTTTATAATCTGACCCAATACTAATCTTTCTTATTATATTAGACATTTTCTTCTACTTTTTCCTCTACAGGTGTATATGTACCATCTTCAATATTTATATTAATAGCACCATATTCTTCTTCTAGAACCTTTCTTATTTCAGCATCTTTCTCGTTGATAGTTTTAATCTTATGAAGTAATGCATGTTTCTGAGATTCTATATAACCTATAGTATTTAATGTTTCATTTAATTCTGATTGAATTTCTCTTATTTCACTTAACTGTTCTTCTTTAATTTTCATTTGATTTTATTTAATTGTTATTTACCTAAAAAGAATCCTTCTACAAAAGTGCCAATACCAATAAAGAAAGTTCCTAAAGCAACCCAAAACTTTTTCTCTAAACCCCTGATTCTTTTTTCATGATCGTTTTTCTGCTTATACATTTGCTCTATTTTAGTTTCAAGTCTTACTTGGCCTTGTATTAGTTTGTCTATTTTTTCCTCCATGATCTTATTCTTCTATAGGTTCTTCTGGTGTCCATTCTGGAGTGGCTAATAAAGCTAACGCTTCCTCGTGATTTAAAGTTTGTAATGGAACTAACCTACCATTTGTAATAAATGAAGGTTCTACATCATAACTAATCATCGCCTCAGTGTTAGCTACATTTCTTCTCATAGTTTGGGCACTCGATGTATTAACCTGACTAAAGTCTACTAAACTTGTCTGAGTGTCTATGTCTATTACTATGTATGTACGCATTTTATATTTATTTTTAAGGTGTATCTGTTACTCGTGCTGTTGGACCCATGTTTATACTATAAGCATTCTTATCACTGAATCCTGCATTTCCTACTAAGTTTGTTGGTATATCCATATTTGTACCTGTTCCATTAGCTTCACTTCTTGGTGCATCTCCTACTAAACTATCTACTCCCATATTTGCTGAAGTTCCATCATTACTACCAATCATATCTCTAACTATCCAATCACCATTCCAGAAACTCTCTTTACCTAGGGTCCACCAATGTGCAGGTTGAGGTGTAAAGTTGGTTAAATCTTGTGGCATACCGTTAGCGTATAATTTCTGTACTTCTGTTGAGGTTAGTACTTCATTAAATATAGATACATTACATATATTTCCAGAAAATGGCCATGCTCCTGTTACCTGTAAACTTCCAATGTATACCCCAAGAGTATCGGTGGTTATAATACCTGTGCTAGTAGTTTGAAAACTTTCAAGATTACCACCATCAACATAAGTTTTTAAACCATCAACATTAGCTGTTCCATCATAAGTAAATACAATTTGGTGCCAATTTCCATCCTGAACCTCTAATGCGGTACTTCTTAATTTGTTATTAACAGTACCATCAGTATTTACAATTACTACTTGTATTTTATTTCCAGGTTCAAGTAATAAATTCCAATTTCTAGTACCAGCACCGCCAGCTTGATCTTCATTTACAATAGTTTGTATTCC